TCGAAAACCTCACGGCCGTCGGTCCCGGCCCCGCTGTCAAGGTGGACCAACGGTGCCGCACGGTCCAGATCGTCGGCGCTACCGCGTCAGGTGTCGGATCGATCACCGTGAACGTCGAGGTCAGCAATAACGGAACGGACTGGGTCCCCTACGATACCGTTGTACTGGCTTTGTCCACGACCAGCGCGAGCGCCATCGTCATCGTGGATGAAACTTACACATTCATGCGCGGGAATGTGACGGCCATCGCCGGGACCGGCGCGGTAGCCTCTGGCTATATGGGAGTGTGAGATGACCATCGTGAATGGACAAATCGGGGGAAGGAAGCTGAAAGCGGTTACCAACGCCGACGGCAGCGTCTCGCTGGTGGGGCCGGATGGGAACCCTGTCAGATCGCTCGTTGATCCAAACCTTCCCATCCTCCTGATCGGCGGTGACCACCCCTATCAGCAATGGTGGGGCACGAACGGCGCCGACGGCATGGCCGCGTGGTACAACGCCAATGGGATCATCCCTTATCTAGCGATTAACACCGTTCCGGGTGGCGGAACAACTCCGGGCGGTACTGATCAAATGTCGTGGGATCAACTCCGCACGCTGATAACGGCCGGGCGTGTCGAATGCATCGGCCACGGCCACAGGCATTATCAGGATAATACCTGCCCCACGTCTGGGTTCTCTGTCACCTACACCGGCGCCGCCGCCACCGCGACGTTCCAGGTCACGGGTGGAAACGCGGTGGGAGTGACCGCTGGCGGGGTGGCGAATTTTTCGTTTTCGTTGTCCTCCGCCAGTTACGACACGCTAACAGAACTCAAGGCCGCCATTGACGCGGTTTCCGGCTGGTCAATGACGCTGGCCAGCGAATTGACAGGATCGGAAAAGTCGACCAACTGCCTAACCGGGGTTGCGCGGAACGCCAAATCCACGTCTGTGGATTGGCCGGTTGCCGGCGGATTGACTGTCAGTTATGTCGGCACAACCTACGAAAATGTTGGTTTACAGATAGATTCCACATGGCTGTATGTCTACGGGGATGGGCGGCGCGTTGGCACGATTGCGTTGTCTGGGAATTTATCCACTATCGCCACATCGTTGGCCACTGTGTCCGGAATCACGGCCGCCCTGGCTGGGCAAAGTTCATCACCAAATTATGTCCAAGGAACTGAGATTGGAACATCGCTGAACAAGTGGCAAGGCATGCTTTGGCTGTCTGCCACGCCAGTCGCGCTTGAGGCTGGTTTGTCGAGCGGGTATCTCAGGCACCGCAACAATCTGGTCAACAAGTCCACAGCGGCGGCTAATGGTGTCGTGTTAAATGATTTCGCGCAATCAGGTGGTCTGCACCATGAGCAGGGCGCCGCATCCACCATCTGGCGCATCCAACGTGGGAATTCCGTTGACTCCAGCTATTGGTTCCCGGCTTGTTTGGCAAACGACTTTATACCGCATATCTCTCTACGCGCCTCAGAATTCGATACGTCCGGGAAACTGACGGCAATTCTGGACGCGCTGGCAGATTCACGCGGCCACGCCTGCTCGTTACTTATGCACAAGGTGCTTCCGGATGGATCGACGGGATACAGCCTTCCCACTTCTGATCTTGTCTACTATGACCAAACTGAGACCGCGTGGGGGGCGATGCTTGCCCACGCGAAATCGCTGATTTCGGACAAATCCATTGCCCAATTGAAATATTCAGAGTTTGCGCTGAATACGCCGAAACCCCCGGCGAATTGGCTATTTAACCCAAAATTCAAAAACTCCGGCGAGTCGTTGTTGGTCACGTCGAACTACGTGATGCCCGCGTGGTCGTTGAATATGGCGAGCAATTTCAGCGCGGCAAGTGTGTCCGACGGGGAAATCAGTTTCACGGTATCTAGCTCCAGCACGATGACGCCCATTTATCAGGTCTGCAACCTGCCGCCTGGGACATGGGAGTTCACCGCGGATGTGGAGTTGGAGGGGTACACCTCCGGCAACGGTATCGGTCTGGTCATCGGCCGCTACAAATCCAGAAATATGCCGGAAATCCCTGCTGGCAACACCACGATCAGCGAGGTTACAGCACAGGGTAACGCGCGGATGCGCGCAGTGTTTGAGGTTCCCGCGAATGCGATGGAGTTGGGACGCATCAAATCGGTGGCCGGGCCGTTTAATCTGAGCACCAACACCAACATCTGGCTCTACATCAACGGGCAAACGGCCATTGACAACATCAATTGCGCGGCAGGCGCTGCAAACTCGGCGGCTGTAACGGCAAAGGAAGCTGCCGCCGCGATCAATGCCGCCATCGTCACGGCAGGCTGGCCGCCTGAGTATCACACGGCGGCCAAGGCCGTAGGCAGTCAGGTCGTGATTACCTGCCCCTACATCACGCCTACCCATACGAGTTACGTCGAGATTCGCGCCGCAGGTAGCAATAGCGCAACCGCTGTGCTGTTCGGGTCGGCCTCGAACCATTACGGAAAGTCCCGCACCAGCTCAGGCGATTGGCGATCCGGCTCATGGTTGGTTGGATTCACGGCCGCCATGAATGTGGGCGCCACCGCGCGGATCAAAAACCCGATGCTCCGCCGCGCTGTTTCTGCGGTTCGTTGAGGAGGAAAAATGAAGCCGAGTGAATTGGATTTCAAACCCGTCGGATGCTGCAACGAATACATGCGCGCCGTAGTCGATGTGGAGGCTGGCGCTCAGGCCATCGTCACCGACAATGGCGATGACTCCTATAGCGTCGTCCGCGTCCGCGATGGGCTCATGGTGGAGGGAAGCGCCAAGACCATCGGGGTAACCGACGAGATTTGAACACGAGCGCCGGACAACCGCTCCTGTAGCCGCAACCCGTACATCCAAGAGACCCGCATCATGCTGAAACCTATCACCGCCCCATCAGCTGAGCCGATCACACTGGCCGAAGCCAAGCTGCACGCCCGGGTTGAGGCAAGTGCGGATGACACGCTCATCACTGCGCTCATCACCGCCGGTCGGGAAGAGGCCGAGCACATCACCGGCCGCGCCCTAATGACGCAGACCTGGGAGCAGGTCCTGGACGCTTTCAGCGACACCATGGAACTGGGCCTGGCCCCAGTGTCCAGCATCACCAGCATCAAGTACCTGGACAGCAACGGGGCCGAGCAAACCCTGGCCAGTACCGTCTACGACCTCATCGACGAAGCGTTCACGCCCCGGGTCGTCCTCAAAACCGGCCAGTCCTGGCCCGCCACCTACAGCGCCGACGACGCCGTCCGGATTCGCTTCGTGGCCGGCTACGGCAGCACCGGCAGCGACGTGCCCGCCGCCATCCGCGCCTGGATGCAGGTGCGCGTCGCCAGTCTCTACGCCCAGCGGGAGGCCGTCATCGCCGGCGTTAGCATCGCCGAAATCCCCGGCCGCTTCCTGGATAGCCTGCTGGACCCCTACCGTATCCCCCGAGCAGGATGATGATCGTCGCCGGCCGCCTGTCCCAGCGCATCACCCTGCAAAGCAAGAGCGTGGTGCGCGACGCCATGGGCGGCGAAACCCTCACCTGGGTGGACGCCGCCAGCGTCTGGGCTGAAATCCGCCCACTGCGCGGCCGGGACCTGGTCGCCGCCCAGCAGGTCACCAGCGAAGTCACCGCCCGCATCACCATCCGCTACCGCAGCGACGTGCAGGCCGATTGGCGCATCCTGCACGGCAGCCAGATCTACGACATTCTCGCCGTCGTGGACCCCCAGGCCCGCCACGAAGTCCTGGAACTGGAATGCAGCACAGGATTGCGCCATGGCTGAAATCAAACTGACCGGCCTGGACGACCTCAACCGCGCCATCAAGGAACTGGCGGCGGACCTGCGCCGCAAGGTGGTCCGCGCTGCTTTGCGCGATGCCGCCAAGCCCATCCAGCGCGCCGCCGTGGCCAATGCGCCGGTGCTGAAGAAGCCCCACCCTTACCGCCTGCCCGGCACGTTGCGCAAAAGCATCCAGATCAAGTCATCCAAGGTCTTCAACGGCCAGAACGGCGAGATCGGCGTCTTCGTCTCCGTGCGCAAGCGCAAGGGCCTGGGCGGCAAAGCCAGCGCCCGCAACCCGTTCGACCCGTTCTATTGGCGGTTTCTGGAGTTCGTTACGCAAGGCAAGCCACGCCAGCCATTCCTGGGCCCGGCCTTCAACGCCAACACCGGGCGCGCCATCGAGATCTTCAAGGCCAGAGTCAAGGCGCGGATCGACAAGGCGAACACGAGGAAATGATATGAGCGCCGAAACCCAACTCTATGCCCTGT